TTGGCTAAGGAACTGATCTCCCGGTGTGACAAGTGCGGCACCTCGGAGGGCGTCGAGGAAATCACGATCACCTACAAGGGCAAGACGCGAGAGGTCGACGCGTGCCCCGAGCATGCTGGCCCGGCCCTTGAACTGTTCGAGCTGGGGGCAGACAAGCCGACGGCGGCTCCCGCTCGGCGGGGTGGCGGCCGATCGGGTCACGCTGTGGTTCCTATTGAGGATTGGGACCCCTCACTTCTCAACGCTCCGGCCGAACCGGCTCAGCCGGCCCAAGCCAGCGCAGATGCGACGCTGGTAGACGCACGCCCGGCGCGGGAGCCTGCACGGCCGGTCGAGGCTGCCGCTGACCCCTTGCGGGCGGAACTTCTCGCAGCGTTCAACCTTGTCGGCAAGGAGACGCTTTCAGTAAAGGTCATGGACGCGCTCTTCGGTCTTATGCGTGCAGCCGAGGGCGGCCAGGGCGTGCGGGCGGGCCAAGCCGCCGTCCTGGCTCTGAACCCGCAGCGCATCAGGGTCCCGAACACTCCAGAAGGCCAGAGCTTCCGCGCAGCGCTCACCGCGTTCGTGGATCATCACAAGGGTGAGAAGTAGCCCTCAGCCGTACATAGCATGAGACCCCGGTCCAGAAGGGCCGGGGTCTCATGCTGCGCCCGCAACCCAACCCGGCTTATGGCTACCGCCGCTACGCGGGTAGGAGTCGGAGCGGTCAAGATCGGATTGAAGAGGGAAGGCACCATGGCCCGAAGGCCCAACGGGGCCATTGCGGACGACTTCGACGGATCGGAGGCGACTCAGACCGTCCTCTTCGGGCTCGACGGGAAGACGTACGAGATCGACCTGAGCGAGGCCAACGCCGAGAAGCTGCGCGCGATCCTCGCGCCGTACATTCGTGCCGCGCGTCTCGCAAGGCGCCTCAAGTCCGCGCCTCCGCCCGATCGTAGCGCCGTGATTGCGGTTGAGGACTGGAGCCCGGCTATCGCTCGCCACTGGAGGCACGGCAGGCGGCGGCCTTAGTGGGTCGGACGTCGAGAGGGGGCTCACCAAAGGCCATCTGGCCCGACGTTCTCGGCATGCACGTCCCGGTCGATCGGCATGATCACGCCCCGGAAGGTGGGGCCGATGCGGCACAGGATCGGGGCCTTCGCGTCATGGACGATCATGTCCAGGGCTCGGCCTAGCCCCCCCTTGCCCTTCGGGGCCTTCACCTTGGCGAACCGGGCCAGGAGACTGGGGTCGACGGCGACTATCTCGGGCATGTTCACGGGACGCTCTTCGAGTCGTGTAAACAGGCTGTCGAGCATTCCCCAGACCATCTCGTCAGCCTCGGTCGAAGCATCCGGCGCGGCCGTGGGTACGTCGTTGTTGGCTGGGCGGAAGATCAGGCCGTCATCAACGACCATCATGATCCGGCCGAAGCCCTTCTTGTCCTTCCTGCCTGCACTGTCCAGATCCGCCAGGCCCTCGCGGCTGACGTGGAGGGTTACCCCGTCTGCGGGCCCGTCATAGCCCTCTACGAGTACGGTGTCCTGGCCGATCGCATACCCGTCCGTTGCCGTGGCTGTCAGGCCGGCGGGGCCGAGGTGCAATCGTGCAGTCTTCACCATGCCTCGGGCAGGGATAAAGGCGTGCGCGTTGTAGGCCACCCTCGCCATGTCTTCGCTAAGCAGCGTTGCCGTCGCGAGTATCCGCAAGGCTCCCCCTCTCCAGCTGGCCCATCAGGTGAGCGAAGGCGGCAAACGCCTGTTGCGGCACGACACCGTCGCCGATGGCCTTCAACTGGGCTCCCCTGTCCAGCCCTTCAACCTTGGTGATCCATCCGGTCGTGACGCCCATGAGCCATTCAGCGAACCGCGGAGCGAGGCGGAGGCCGCCGCGCGGCCCGAACTCCACCGGAACCGGGGCCGGTTGGCTGGTGAGCACTTCCCAACGCCGCACAGCGGGGGCGAAGTCGCCCCACCACTCCGAGGGGCTGAAGTCGCCCCCGTAATCGGCCCCAGGCGCAACGTCGAGCAGGAAACACGTCTCGTCTTCGAGCGTCGGCCCATGGCCGCCCTGCTTGCGCTTCTCGGGGTGCTGGGGAGCCCCGTTGCGCGAGAGGTTCGCGGTGGGCGTCTTGAACAGCTTCTCGCTCTTGTCTCGGGGCCAGAGTCGAGCCATGGCGGTTACGAGATCGTCGCCACCGGCCCCAGGCCGGGCGGCCTTCGCGTAGTCCGGTCCTCGGCGGCCGTCAGCGGCCGTGGGAGTCGGTAGGTGCTGCAACGCAAAACCACCGATCGCGGTGGTGGGGGGCGCCAGCGGCGGACGCTCGATAGCACGTCCATTGCGCGTCATACCCGCACGCGGCCAGGTCCCCGAGTACGCGGGCAAGTCCTCGGCTTCGGATCGCTCCGACGTTTTCCAGGAAGACGAGCTTCGGTCCCAAGATGCGAACGGCCTCGGCGACGTTCGCCCAGATTCCCGAGCGGGAGCCTTCGATACCAACCCTTTTCCCCGCATTGCTGATGTCTTGGCACGGAAACCCGGCCGTGATGATTTCTACGCCTTGATCTGCCAGCGTCGCCCAGTCAATGAGCGTGATATCCCCAAGGTTCGGCACCCCCGGGAACCGCCGGGCCAGGATCTTCGCCTTATTGGGGTCGTTGTCCGCCACCCATGTAACGCGGCCCCCCGTGAGAGCTTCGACGGCCATCCCGACCCCGCCGTATCCGGCGCATAGCTCCAATATTCGAGGGGCCTCGGAACGGCCCTTACTCACAGTCGTTCTCGACCTCTCTGAAGAGGTCGGCAAGAATGCGCTGTCGCTCCTCGGCGGGAAGGGCGTTCAGGTCGATTGCCTCACTGTCCACGATACTTCCCCTTGCCTAGCCACGATCGGATCAGGTCATCAAGAGCGATTGCCACGAAGAACGAGATGAAGAGAAGCCCGAGGATCGGGCGGGTGATCCCGCGAAGTATCCAGGGGGTTTCATTCACGTCGATTCAGGCTTTCCGTAGGTCACGGCGTACTGATAGGCAGAGAACGCGTCCCGGATTCGGTAGGCAGCCCCGTGAAGCTCCCGCTTACCCTTGGACCCCGCTACATGGAGTTGCGCTACGGCGGTGTCGTAATACGGCATCTCCTCGAACGGGGAAATCATCTGAAGGGCCTTCACCAGAGTCACAGCGGCACCTTTCCCAGGTGTTCCAAATGCTAGTTTCCAGCCTGAGGAAAGGCGCCCCTCGGCGCCGCCCTGCTGGTACTCCAAAACCTAGCTTCGATGCCCTGGCGGTTGCAAGACTGCCCAGGTCAGGGGCGATCCTGTGAGGGATCGGCCGGGGCAACAGGTCTACCCATCGCGCTGAAGGGGGTAAGGGGGTCGGCCTGAGGGAGCGGAGCGAGCGAGGGCCGGGGGGATCGGGGGATCAGAGAGCGGCCAAGGCCGCTGAGAGCTGCGAGCGATAAGAGCGAGCAGCAGAAGGGCGCCCCTCTCAGGGCGCCCGTAGATAGAGGTACTACTTCAAGGCCATGGCTTACGGGCCATGGCTTCTAACAGTTCTATACCTGATGAGAAGGCGGCCGGCAGGCCGCCCATTTAGAAGAGGGTGCCCCCCTCTGGAAGGGGGTACCCGTGCCGTACAGCATGTGCCCCCGCCATAAGAAGCTGCACCCCCTCGGGGTGGAATGCGGTTTGTGCTATGCCCGCTCAAGGGCGGGCAGTGGCAGCAGGGGTAAGCGTAAGCACCCCAGCAAGAACACACGCACACCCGGACGGTATGACTACCAGTGGCAGAAGGTAAGAGCAGAAGCCATAAGGCTTCAGCCATACTGTTCTTTCTGCGGTACAACCAATGACCTAACCGGTGACCACATCCTTCCATTGAAGGAAGGTGGATCGAACACACTAGATAACGTTCGCGTTCTCTGCCGTCAATGCAATACACGCAGAGAGAACGACTACCGGCAGGGTAGGCGTTACTAACCCTCCGCTATTCCAAAAGGGTGCACCCCCCTCCAGTCCCCCCACACTTCGCGGGATCCCTGTACGGCCCCCACGGGCCGCAATCACCATCCCGTGAACGGCGAAGCCCAGAGCACACCAGACGAACCGCTGTGAAGCCCGCTGGATCAGCTCTCATCGCTTGCCGACAGGGGGAAGGGGGGTCCGGAAGGATCCCGGGCCCCTTCTCCGCACCCGCCGCCTTCCCTCTCTGTGAGCGCGCGGGGGTTCGCCTGAGTCGGTGGGAATTCGGATGGCCCCGGATTCCGGAGCGTGCAACGGCCTAGGCCCCTGATCAGCGCGGATGGCTCCGCGCGAATTGCTGACGCGTTTCCCAGAGAGGGGAATTCGAGACCGAGAGAGGTGGCAGAGATGCCCGGACCGCCCCCCACGCCGTCGAGGCTGGTCGAGCTGAAGGGGAACCCTTCGAAGAAGAGGCTCAACGGCTCCGAACCCGAGCCGACGAGGGGCGCCCCGCGCCCGCCGGCTGACCTGAAGGGCGAGGCCCTGGCCGAGTGGGGCCGCGTCGTGCCGGAGCTGGACCGCGTGGGCCTTCTCGCCCGCGTGGACCGCGCCTATCTCGTCGCCTACTGCGAAGCGTGGTCCACCTTCGATCAGGCTCGGGCCGCCATGGCCGAGTACGGCCCCCTGGTGGCCGGCAGGGACGGCGGATTGGTCAAGAACCCTGCGGCTCAGGTGATGCGGGATGCCGCGGACTTGATGCTGAAGTTCGGCAGCCGCTTCGGGCTGTCCCCCTCGGACCGGTCGCGGCTCTCTGTGCCCTCGGAGGCCGAGGACGGCCCTGATGCTCAGGTCTTGTCGCTCCTCAGCTGAGAGCGGCCGTCGCGCCCCTCAGGGCGCCACGTCTTGCGTCAGTCAGCCTCTCAGTGAAGCGCTGACGCCCGGTGGTGTGTAGCTCAGTGGCAGAGCAGCGGCTTCCAAACCCGCGTGCCGAAGGTTCGATTCCTTTCACACCAGCGATGGGGTAGCTCCCCTGGCCATGAGGCCCGATCCGTGCGCAGGTACGGGCCGAGGGTCGCGCGCTTAGTTCAGCGGCCTAGAACTCCCCCTTCCCGGGGGCGACGCGGGTTCGAATCCCGCAGCGCGCCTAGTGCGTTTACACGTCCTCTTAGAAACGGGGCTCCACGTTGACTCAGGTAACAGCCGCTTCGCGGGTATTCACGTTCTTCTTCGCCGAGGACATCCCGAGCGAGACCTATTCCTTCTCCGAGGAGGTGTCTCGCACGGTCGAGGTTGACGCGGCGGCGAAGGCGTACATGAACGCGAAGGTCGCTCTGTACGCGGCACTGAATCCGGGCCGCGTGCTCGCCTCTCGGACTCTCGACTACGCGGGGACCGTGGTGGTCAGCGAGACCACGGCTGAAAGCGCGCGACTGTATCCGACCGAGATTTAGCAGGAGACCCCATGAGCACTGCCGTTCCCTCCGTCAAAAGGCGTCGTCGGCGGAGGCCGGCCGGGTGGCTTTCCCGCCGCGAGTACGCGGTGAAGCGCCGTTGCGATGAGTGGGGTGTCCCGTACGAGACGGTGAGTCGAGCGAAGGTGTTCAACCGCGATGGCTGGGTGTGCCAGCTATGTGGACAGCCCATTGATCGAGTGATTCGGTTCCCGAAGCCGCTCAGTAAGTCGCTCGACCACATCGTTCCCCTGTCGCACGGGCCCGGCACCCCGGGGCACGTCTTCAGCAACTGTCAGGCCGCACACCTGGGCTGCAATTCCTCGAAGGGGAATCGCGTGTGAGTTCAGGCCACTCTTAACCGGTCTTTCTTTCTTGAAACGACTGGTACGAGGGGGTGAGCGTGAGCGAAATAATCCGCTCCCCCTTTGGTCCGATCGATCCGCGAGAAGGATTCTTCCGCTTCGACGAAGCGAAGGCCACGCACGCGGTCAATTTCATTGAAAAGCTGATCGTGCACACGAAGGGCCGCCATGCGGGCGCCCCGTTCATTCTCGATGAGTGGCAGAAGAACGAGATCGTTCGCCCACTGTTCGGCACGATGATGTTTGACGATCAGTACGAAGAGTATGTTCGTCAGTACCGGATTGCGTGGCTGGAGATGGCCCGCAAGAACGGGAAGAGCGAGCTTCTTTCCGCGTTCGCGCTTCTCGGACTAGTTGGCGACTTCGAAGAGTCAGCCGAAGTCTATTCGGTCGCGGTTGACCGCGATCAGGCCGGTTTGGTCTACAACACCGCGAAGCGGATGGTCGAGCTGAACCCGATCCTGAACAACCGGCTCGAAATCATCGACTCGAAGAAGCGGATCATCGACCGAAAGACCAACAGCTTCTATCAGGTTCTTCCTGGTGATGCTGCGGGCGCCCTCGGAACCAACCCGTCGATGGTTCTTTTCGATGAGGTCCTGACGCAGAAGGACCGGCATCTCTGGGACTCCATGCGGCAGGGTTTCGGTACACGTCGACAGCCCATCATGATTGCGGCGACAACCGCCGCGTATCGAACCGCGGCCTTCGCTCTTGAGGAACACGAACACTCGCTTCGCGTCCGCGAGGATCAGAACCTAGACCCTGCCCGCTTCGTCTTCGCGCGCAACGTCCCGGACGACTGGGATTGGAAAGACGAAGGCAAGCCGCCTTCGCCCGAACGCCCCAAGGGAACGGGTTGGTATCTGGCGAATCCCGCACTCGGTTCCTTCCTGAACATCAACAATCTCCGGGCCGAAGCCATGGAGGCGGCAGAGAAGCCGACAGCACAGAACGCGTTCCGCGTATTCCGCCTGAACCAGTGGGTCTCGCAGGCGAACCGGTGGCTCGACATGCACCTGTGGGACGAGAACGGTTCGCTGAAGGTGACCCGTGAAGCCCTTCGGGGCCGACCCTGTTACGCCGGTATCGACCTGGCCGCGACGGGCGACTTTAACGCGTGGGTGCTCTTGTTCCCCGGTAGCCCCACGGATCCGGATGCCGAAGGCTGGACGGTGCTTCCGCACTTCTGGGTGCCTCGGCCGGCTGTCGAGAAGCGGAGCGCCATGCGGTCAAGCTTCGAAGTGTGGGAGCGCGAAGGCTTCCTGTCGGTGACGGAAGGTCCGACAACGGACTTCAAGGCCATCTTCCGGCACATTGCGAAGGATGCCGAAGAGTTCCGTATCCGGTTCTTCGGCTATGACCCGTGGAACGCCACTCAGCTTGTGAATGAGTTGGAGGAGCAGGGCCTTTCGGCCGTGAAGGTCCCCCAGTCTGCGGCGCGGCTGAACGATCCGTCGAAGGCGATCGAGTCGGCCCTAGCAGGCCGAGAGCTGCACCACGGCGGGCATCCGGTGCTTCGTTGGATGGCGGACAACGTCGAGCTTGACGTTACCGGTGACGGTTTGGTGAAGCCGAGTAAGGCGAAGTCCGGCGAGAAAATTGACGGTATCGCGGCTCTCGCTAACGCCTTCTTCCTCACGGCCCTACCTGCCGACGAAGAAGTTCATGTGACCTTCGTGAACTTCAACGAAGAGTATTCAGATTCTGACCTGGAAGCGCTTCTTACTCCTGCCGCTCGGCAGAAGGACTTCTTCCTAGAAGACGACGATTAGGAGATTCATGGATCGGCCCAACTTGGGCCGCTCCCTCCGGTCGGTCGCTAATTCGTTTGTCCCGAACGTCTTTCAGGTGGGCTCCCTCGGCTTCGTTGCCGTCGCGGCCTATGACGTTGCGCGCCCTCTCGGGCATTTCGCGGTGGCCCTGTGCCTCGGGCTGATCGGCTACGCGACGGACGGGGGCAAGCGGTGAGCCTGTTTACACGCATTGGGAATGAGGTCCGCGCGGCCGTCTCCGGCCTGGCGTCGGATTGGGAACGGGGCGTCGAGTCCACGGGCTCTCTCCGTACGGCCTCGGGCCGAAGGGTATCCCGCCGCAACAGTCTTCAGATGGTGGCGGTATACGCCTGCCAATCCCTGATTGGCGACGCGGTGGCGTCCCTGCCGGTGGACCATTATACGAAGGTCAGCGGTCGGAAGGAAAACTTCGACCCACTCCGCTCACCGCGTTGGATCCGACAGCCGAACCCATTCCAGACCTCTTACGAGTTCTGGTTCCGGGTGATCATCAGTCTTCTGACTGACGGCAACGCCTTCATTTACACGCTTCGGAATGACCGAGGCGAAGTGATGGCCCTGTACTGCATGCACCCGCAGTACGTGAGCATTCTCGACGGGCCGCTAGGTGACAACCGATACGAGGTGAGCGACGACAACGGCGCCGTTCGCGGCGTACTGGACCGATCTCAGCTTCTCCACATCCCGGCCTTCACGGTGCCGGGTGCAAGCCGCGGGCTCTCCCCCGTCGACATGGCGCGCGAAGCAATCGGGCTCGGGCTGGTGGCCGAAGAATTCGGATCCCGGTTCTTTGAGCAGGGAACCACGATGGCCGGCGTCATCGAGCACCCGGGCACTCCTCGGCCGGACGAAGCGCGGCTTCTCCGCGACATGTTCCGGAAGACGCACGCGGGCGTGAAGAACTCTCACTCGGTTGGCGTTCTCACCGGCGGGGCCCAGTTCAAGCCGATCACCCTTTCCCCGGAACAGGCTCAGTTCCTGGAAACGCGGAAGTTCCAGAAGACCGAGATTGCGCTTCTGTACCGAGTGCCCGCCTATCTGGTCGACAGCTCGGTTAGCTCGACCTGGGGAACCGGCATTGAGGAACAGAACAAGTTCTTCGTAGATCAGACACTCATGCCCTGGATCGTGCGAATCGAGCAAGCGGTTTCAACGTTCCTGTTGCCGGGCCTTCAGTACATCCGCTTCAACGTGGACGCCCGCCTTCGGGCGAAGACGAAGGACCGGTACGAGTCTTATCAGACGGCCCTGAACAACGGCTTCTTGAACGCGGATGAGATTCGCGCGATGGAAGACCTTGCGCCGCTGCCGAAGAAGCTCGGCCAGCGCTACTACCGGCCGCTGAATCTCGGTGTCGTCGGCGACGACGACAAGGAAGCGGAGAAGCCCGAGCCTCCAGCCGTGCCGGTTCTGCCGGTTGCCTCTGATCCGAACGCGGACCCGACCACGCAACAGGACCCGAACGTCACGGATCAGAAGGACCAACAGAATGCAGATGGAACGTAGGGCTGTCCCTACCGAGTTCGAAGTTCGCTCCGAGGGTGGGAAGTTCGCCTTCTACGGCTACGCGCTGAAGTGGGATGCCCGTTCCTCGAACCTGGGCGGCTTCCGTGAGCGGACCGCCCAGGGGGCGACTTCGGAGAGCATCGGCCGCGATGACATCCGGGCCCTGTTCAATCACGACCCGAACCTAATTCTAGGCCGAAACCGAAGCAACACCCTTCGGCTTTCCGAGGACAGCAGCGGCCTTCACTACGAAGTCGATATGCCGGACACCACCTATGCCCGCGACCTGGCCACTGCCATGGAACGCGGAGACGTGAGTCAGTCGAGCTTCGGATTCAAGGTTGCAGGACCCGACGGCGATTCATGGGCGGAAGACGACGACGGGTTTCCACTCCGGACTCTTCAGAAGATCGCCCTCTTTGATGTCTCGCCGGTGACCTACCCGGCATACACCGACTCCACCTCTGGTGTCGGCTCCCGCGCTCTCCAGCTCCTGGCGGAGCGGCGGGGGCTTCCTGTGGCGCGGCTGGATTCGCCGGATGCGATCCGGGCCGCCATTCGGGACGAGATCGAGATTCCGGCGCTCACTGAAGTGCGGACTCCTTCCCCCAGGTATGGGCTCCCGACCGATCCGGTCGCGGCCCTGGCGGCCCTGTCGCCTCTCTTTTTGCCTCGAACCTAGTATTTGGAGTTCCCAATATGGATTTCGCCGCTGCGGCGAAGGCCGCGCTCGAAAAGCGTGCTGGCCTGATCAATGAGCTTCGTTCCGTCGAGGCCGACATCTCCCTCTCCGAGGCCGAGAAGCGGACCCGCGTCGAGCGGATCGACGTGGACGTTCGCGGCTTGGAGGCCGAGGCCCGAGAGGCCGTTGAGCGGGGCGAGCGCGAGGCCGAGGTTCGTTCCCTGGCCGCCCGGGCGGGCGGCCTGGTGCTGCCCGGTGCTCCCGAGGTCCGCCAGGGCGAGCGCGACGACGCGGCGGAGCTTCGCGCAGTTGCGCGGGGCGACTCCCCGGGCGTCGACTTCGACCTTCGGGCCGCGACCAGCGGCACCGCCGCCAACGCGGGCAACACGTTCGCGACTTCGTTCGTCGCCCAGGTCATCGAAGCCATGCGGGTGCGGAGCGACTTCTTCTCAAAGGCCCGGACGCTCACCACGGGGTCCGGCGAGACGATCGAATACCCGGTGAAGAACGGCCGGCCGGCCGCTGCCCAGGTCTCCGAGAACACGGCGTACGGCAAGAGCGACGGCTCTTGGACGAAGACCAACATCGGCGCGTACAAGTACGGCGTTATCGTCGAGGCCACTCAGGAAATCGTCGATGACTCCCAGCTCGACATCCTCGGCATCCTCGCCGAGGACGCGGGCGAGGCTGTCGCGGACAAGGTCATGGCTGACCTCCTGGTGGGCAACGGCACCGGCAAGCCTTGGGGCTGGATCACCCGTGCTACCGGCGGCGTTAACGCGGCCAACCTGGCAGGTGTCACCACTGACAACCTGATCGACCTTCAGCACTCGATCCTTAAGCCGTACCGCCGGAACGCGGTCTTCATGACCTCGGATCAGGCCGTACAGGGTCTTCGCAAGCTGAAGGACACCACGGGTAACTACATCTGGCAGCCGGCTCTCACCGCTGGTGCCCCGGACACGATCCTTGGCACCCCGATCATGACCGATCCGAACGTAGCCACCTCGGGCGCGGGCGCGAAGGTCCTGGTCTACGGCGACCCCTCGAAGTACCTGATCCGTCAGGCGAAGTCGCTCCGTGTCGTCCGTTCGGACGAGTACGGCTACGACCGCGACGTGGTGGCTTTCAAGGTCACCTGGAGGGGCAGCGGCGACCTCTTCGACCTGGCTTCCGTCAAGGCTCTGACCGTCACCGCGTAAGCGCCATGAGGGGCCGCCCTTCGGGGCGGCCCTCGGTCATTCCCCACTCCGGAGAGGTCATGAGGGTTCGCATTACCGAGGCTGGTTCGGGACTTCTCGACAACCGGCCCTTTCCCACCGTCGGCGAAGAGGTCGAGCTTCCTTCTGGGCTTGCTATCTCGCTGATCAACGACAAGCGCGCGGAGGCCGTGGCCGGGACGGCCGCGGAGGCCCGCGACACGGCCGCCGAGGCGGCCCCCGAGAAGCGCGGCCCCGGTAGGCCGCGGAAGGCCGCGTAAGGGGGCACGGTGCGGTTTCTGAGCGGCAGGGCCGTGACCCTGCGGCACACCTTCCTTGACGACGAGTCGCCGATGACCGTCCCGTCCGTTGCCGTGACCGCACGGGACGCGACGGGGGCGACCGTTTACACGGGCGCGGCCACCAGCTCGGGTACCGAGTGGACCGCCGCCCTTCCGGCCCTCCCCGAGGGTGTTTACACGGTTGAGTACACGGCCGGCCCGATGGCCACCGACCGAGGCGCCTTCGAGGTGGTCGGCAGCTTCCTGTTCAGCCTGCCCGAAGCCCGTGGTTCGGATGTGGACCTGGAGGACGCCTCACGGTTCCCGACGGCCGAACTCAGGCACTACCGGGGCGTCGTCGAGGAGGAGTTCCAGACCATCACCGGTCGGAGCTTCGTTCCCCGCACGACGCGCGTCGAGGTCGAGGCGGACGGCACACGCGGCCTCTACCTCGGGTGCTTCGACCTGGGGGCTCTGCGGGCCGTGGACGGGCCCTCGGGCCCCTTGGACGTGACCGGATGGGCCCTGGACCCGGCGGGGTTCCTCAGGGCGCCCTACGAGCTGCGAGAGGGCGAGCGATACGCGGTGACGTTCTCGTACGGCTTCGCCCAGGTCCCCGAGGACGTGAAGCGGGCCGGGCTTCTGCGGCTCCGTTCTCTACTGACGGCGGAACGGTCGGGTATTCCCGACCGGGCTACCGCCTTCGTGGCGGCCGAGGGCGGCAACTTCACGTTGGCGACCCCTGGGCGGAACGGGTACGAGACGGGGATCCCCGAGGTAGACGCCACTCTCGGCCGCTACAAGTACCGCATCTTCTATGACGTATTCGGGGTGGCTCGATGAGTACAACCGCCTTCGCGGTGAAGGCCGCCCTTCGGAACATGATCAAGGCGCTTCCCGCGCTGTCCGGATACCAGATCACCTGGGGCTATCCCACCCGGTCCCCCGAACGCCGCTGGGTTTTCGTGGGTGAGGTGCAGTGGCCGGATTCCCAGTGGGCCACGAACCGAAGCCGGGAAGAGGTCTTCGAAATCAGCGTGGTCGTCAACTGCCAGCTATCGGCCGGCACGGCCGAAGAGGTCGAGCTAGAGCTTCAGAAGATGGCCGCCGGAATCGAGGACGGCATGAAGGCCGCCCCCACCCTCGGCATTCCGTCCGTCGTCACGTCGGACTTCATCCCCAAGAAGCTGTCCAGCTTCCCGTCCGATCAGGTCTATGAAGGCCAGTTCGAGGCGGTCGTTCGCGTGAAGGCGAGGCTCTAGTGAAGACCGTTGCATATGACGGCCCCTATTCGGCGGTTGAAGTCCCCTCCCTGGGGCTCACCGCAGCGAAGGGCGACCCTATCGAGGTCGTCGAGGACGTAGCAGAAACGCTTCTTCGTCAGGGATGGCAGGAAGTCAAGGCGAAGAAGGAGACAGCTAAGTAATGCCTACGATTCACGATTCGTTCTTCGGTGTCGCGGACGAGAGCACCTACGGCACCGCCGTGGCGCCCACGAAGTTCTACGAGTTCACCGACGAAGGCATTGAAGGCAAGTACGAGAGGATCGATTCCGAGGCCATCCGTGCCGGAAGCCGAGTCCTCCGCGCCGACCGATTCGCCACGAACGCGAAGGGCGCCGAAGGTGACGTGAAGATGGAAGTCCTCTCCGGGGGCTTCGACTTCTGGCTTAAGCACATGATGGGCAACGTCGTGTCGGGCGCCCCGGCGGGCGGCTTCATCACCCACACCGCGACCGTCGGCGACCTTAACGGCAAGTCCTTCACGGCCCAGGTGGGCCGCGTCGACAACACCGGCACGAAGATTCCGTTCACGTACGAGGGCGGAAAGGTCAAGGAGTGGGAACTCTCCAACGCCGTCGACGAGCTGCTGAAGCTCTCCGTGGGCCTGGACTTCGCGAAGGAGACGATCGGGGCCAGTAGCGGCGCCTACGCCCTTGCGACGCCTACATATGTCGCCAACACGAAGCTCTTCAGCTTCGGCGGCGGCACGGTCACGGTGGCCGGCTCCGCCTTCGACATCTCGGACTTCTCCCTGAAGGCCAGTAACGGCCTGAAGGATGACCGCTACTTCATCCGGAGCGGCAAGAAGAGCGAGCCGCTGGAGTCCGACCTTCGCAAGTACGAGTGGAGCCTAAAGGGCGAGTTCGGCGGAACCACCCACATCAACCGCGTGGCCTCGGCCATCGCGAGTGGTGCAGTGGCTGACATCACGGTTCTTTGGGATGGGCCGGATGGTTCGCAGTTCAAGGTGCAGATGCCGTTTTCCCGGTTCGATGAAGGCCCGGTCAATGTGGGCGGCCTCGAAGTGGTCGAGCACGACCTGTCTGGTATCGCGCTTACCGACGGAACCGCATCGGCAGTCACGATCACTTACAAGGCTCTTCAGTAGGGTCTCTTTTTTTGACCTGAACCTAGTATTTGGAACATAGCATTTGGGGGCTGGGCTATGCCCACAGAAGGCATTTACGGAAATGTCGAAGGGCTGGCCCAGTTCACCCGGGCTCTTGCGCGTGCTGGTGCTGACGGCATGCGCGAGGAAGTAAAACAGGCCAACTTCGAAGTAGCCGACAACCTGACTAGCGCGGCTAAAGCGAAAGCCGCGGGGCTGTCCCGGCAACAGAGATCCGCTGCCCAATCCCTTCGCGCCACCAAGACGCAGAACTATTCCGCGATCCGCATGGGAAGCGCGCGCAAGCCGTATGCCCTCGGCGCCGAGTTCGGCGCGAAGAGGAAGACCCGAAAAGGAAACATCGCCCGCGGCTTCAGCCCATGGCGCGGAAACCAATTCGACGGCTGGAACGGCGGCCCCGGCTACTTCCTTCACCCTTCTATTCGCGAGAAGGGCCCTCAGCTCATCCAAGAGTACATGGACAAAATCGAGCGCCTGATGTCGGAGGCTTTTCCAGAATGAGCAACACCGCCGAGACCATTTCCCTTCGCGTTGACCCTGACGTTCTCACGATCGGCGATCTCGAAGACTTCGAAGAGGTTGTGGGAGCCGCGATCTACGACGTGCTTTCCCCCCGACCGGTGATAGGCCCGGACGGAAAGAAGGTGCTCGACGAGAAGGGCCGCCCGGAACTCGAAACGAAGATTCCCACGAAGGCCCTTAAGGCTCTCATTTGGATCACGCAGCGATCCGAGAAGCCGGACTTCTCTCTTGAGGACGCGCGCAACGTCCGCGTTTCGGCCCTCGAACTGGTCGCTTCCGAGGACGCCCCGGGAAACGACGCAAAGCAGAACGCCTAAAGGATCGGGCCGCGTTCTGCCGGTTCTACCGCATGCCTCCCGGCGAAGTTCGGCGCATGACTGCGGCCGAGTATCGCGCTTTCTGCGACTACATGAACGAATACAACGCTAGCCGGGGGTCTTACCAATGAGCGATTCGAGAACGCTCCGGGTCGTCATCACTGGTAATGCTTCCTCCGCTGAGGAAGCGATAGACGGACTCGCCGATGCATCGCAGGATGCGGGCGGCCAATTCGACGCCATGGGCGGAAAGATGGGGCGCGTCAAGGGCGCCATGGCCGGCATGGGCGCGGCAGTTCTCGCCGCCCTTCCGCTGGCTGGCCTTATGGCCTTCTCAAAGGGTTTGGACGAGATCCACAACCGGGCCAAGCTCGCCGCTTCCATGGGTCTCACGGGCAAGGATGCGGCCCAGGCCGGCAAGCTCGCTGGGCAGCTCTACGTGGGCGGATTCGGTGAGTCCACGGCGGAAACCGGCGAGATTGTCCGCCGCGTCTCGCAGGACCTCAACATGAGCGTCAACGCCGTGGACTTCAAGCCCATTGCCACCAAGGTAGCCACCATATCCGAGGTCATGGACCAGGAGATTGGCGGCACGACAAAGGCCGTTTCTAACCTGATGAGAAACGGCCTGGCAAAGAGTGCGGACGAAGCGCTTGACGTTGTCGCCGCTGGTTTCACGAACGGCGTGGACAAGGGCGAAGACTTCCTTGACACCTTGAACGAATACGGCGCCCCTCTTGCTCGTCTCGGCCTTGATGGCCCTAAGGCTGTGGGCCTTCTGTCGCAGGGCCTTCGGGCTGGTGCGCGAGATGCCGATTTCGTCGCTGACGCACTGAAGGAATTCAGCATTCGAGCTATTGATGGCTCGACCGTCGCGGCAGCGGGATACGAAGCGCTCGGCATGAGTGCCGAGGAGATGACCGCGAAGATAGCCAAGGGTGGCACTGACGCGGAGCAGGGCCTTTCCCTCGTTCTTGAGAGGCTACGGAACACCGAGGACCCCGTTAAGCGGAATGCTGCGGCAGTCGCGCTTTTCGGCACGAAAGCCGAGGACTTGGCGGACAGCTTGTTCGCGTTGAATCCTCAAACTGCCGTGCAGTCCCTTGGGCAGGTTAAGGGCGCCGCTCAGCAGATGGCCGACACGATGCATCACAATGCGGCGGCCAAGGTCGAGGGGTTTAAACGGAAGCTCGAAATGGGCTTCACGAACGCGGCGGCCTCGGCGATTACCTCGTTCGAGGGCGTAGGCCAGAGACTCGCCCCCGCGTTTCAGGCCATTGGAACAGTGATCTCGCCGTTCGTTCAGGGCCTTCAGATTGTTGGCGGGAAAATCCGGAGCAGCTTCGAGACCGGCGCGGCACGCGCCGCGCTCGACCAGCTTGCGGCAAAGCTCTCGGGAATTTGGGCGATTGTCGGTCCTGCTCTTCAGCAATTCGTGTTGTTCTTCCGCACGACGCTGATGCCTGTCTTCCAGGAACTCTGGGTTAAAGCACAGCCTGTGCTCGTCCAGCTCTGGCAGACCTTCATGACCTACCTCGAATTTATCAAGGTCGCGATTCAAGGGTTTGTCGCCGTGGTGCAGTTTCTTTGGCAGACTTTTGGTGCCACGATTCTCGGATACGTGAAATCGGCCTGGTCTGCGATTTGGACGGTCGTATCGGGCGGACTGTCCGTTATTCAGGGCCTTTACAACGTCTTCATTGGCATTTTCACGGGAAATTGGTCGAAGGGCTGGACGGGCGTAAAGCAGATCTTTTCCGGGATCTGGAGCATAATTTCCGGGATCTTCAGCGCCGCGATGAATACGATCAAGCTCGTCTTGAAGCTGGCCCTTGACGCTTTCGTGGGGCTGTGGCGCTTGCAGTGGAATCTGATCAAGTCTGTCTTCAATTCCACCGTGAACGGGATCATCGGATTCTTCTCCGGAGCGATGGCAAACCTTCGCTCTTCGGCTTCATCTGCCGTCAACTCGGTGAAGAATTTCTTCGTCTCCGGCTTTCAGGCTCTCGCCTCTGCGGTCAGTAGCAGAATCGTTTCTGTCGTGAGTACGGTGCGAGAGATTCCGGGCAAGGTCTCGGGCGCTCTGTCGGGCCTGCCCGGCACTCTCACGGGCATTGGCCGGAACATCATTCAGGGCCTCGTCAACGGCATCCGAGGAAGCCTTGGCGCGGTTATGAGCGCGGCGCGCGCCATCGTGGATCAGATCCCAGGGCCGATCAAGAAAGCCCTCGGTATTCACTCGCCTTCTCGCGTAATGGCAGAGATCGGCAAGTGGGTCACTCAGGGTCTCGTCAAGGGCATGATGGGCGGATCCAAGAGTATCGCGGAAACGTCGAAGAAGCTTCATGAGCTTGTCACGAAGGCGTTCAAGGCGAAGGAGATGACGCAGGGCGCTTCCGATGTTCTGCACGAATACATCGACCGCCAGAACCGGCGGCTGATGTCCCTCGCGAAGGCTCGCGAGGACGTTCAGGCGAGGATCACCGCAGCTAACGAGAAGCTGGCGGACCTGAAGAAGGCGAAGGCCGACATGGCGTCGTCTGTCGCCGACAAGGCGACTGGCTTCGGGGCCTTCATGGGGGCGCTCGATTCCTCACAGTACGGGGACAACTCCGCGAACGCGGTGATTGGCCGGCTGAAGGGCAAGCTGAAGGCCATCACGGACTTCAGGAAGAACCTTCAGACCCTCGCGAAGCGGGGCCTCGGCCCGAACATCATCAGCGAGATTGCGGCGGCTGGACCCGAAGAGGGCGGCCACATGGCACAGGCACTTCTCAATGCCGGTGCGGGACAGATCACGGAGCTGAACTCGACCTACGCCGACATCGGCGCCCAGTCGAAGAATCTGGGCAAGTTCGTTTCCGGGAACTTCTACGACGCTGGAATTGATGCCGCCTCAGGCGTCATCAAGGGCCTGAAGGACCGAGAGAAGGGGCTTACGTCCGCGATTCAGGACATCTCCAAGAAGATGGTCGAAGAGCTGAACCGAGCCGTAAAGATCATCTCTACTGGGAGGTACTTCACGCTATTCGGCCGGATTATCGGCGTCGGCGCGAGGAGGGGGCATGTCGACGTAAGTGATCTCCGGCGGTTTAGGGACGGCTTCCGCCCCCCGGGCGTGGCTAACAGGTCTATATCCAGCATGCAGGGCCAGGGCGGTGCCGCGCCAACCGTTCACGTAACGGTTCAGGGCAACGTGACATCGGAGAAGGCGCTAGCCCGGTCCATTGCTACCACCATTCGAGACGAGATCGTTCGCAACGGAAAGCGAAACGGGGGAAGGACCGGTCTATAGCGTGGCGACAATTCCCAAGGTCACTGTCGAAGTCGCCTTCGACGGCGGCCCCTTCTCTTCGTCCTATTCGTGGACGGACATCAGCGATTACGTGGAAGGGTTCCAGGTCAAGCGAGGCCGGAACACAGAACTCGACCGCATCGAGGCCGGAACCCTTTCACTGTCGCTCGACAACTCCGATGGGCGGTTCACGCCCGGCAAGCAGAAAGCCGGAGGGAACATCCTCACCGGGTACTCCGGCCTGAGCACCTTCGACATGACGGACCGCGACAACAACACCGCCATGTCTCAGATCAACATCGGCCAGGTCGACGACGACCAGAAGGTGCGCGTGATGGCCCGCACCGTTTACACGAACGGGCGCCCCGTCAGCTGCTACTTCGCCGTGAAGTGGCTCGATGCCAGCGGAACGACGCTCCGCTACAACACGGGCACCCGCTTCGTTGCGGACAGCTCCCCAGCCGTTTACACGCACGAAGAGGCGCCCCCGGCCGGCACCGCAACCGCCTGGCTCTACATCTGGGCGGACACCTACCCCGAGGGCAAGGGGCCCGGCCCGTTCATCGTGTACGGGGAGCGGGCGGAGTGGTACCAGACCCAGCCCTACTACCCGAACGTCGTGCCCCGGCGTCGGGTGCGCGTGCGCACGGCGAACCTCATCCCGAAGGACATGAGCACGGGTGGCGACGTCAGCCGCACGTCCGCGTTCTTCTCGACCTCGCACACTCCTGGCACAAGCAACGTATGGGCGCCGGTCGCGAAGTCCGGCGCAGGGTCCATCAAGGTCACGATGGGCAGCAACGGGACCGGGGACTACGCCAGTGGCGTCCGCTGCGGCTACATGTCGGGGGGCTCCCCTGTCGGCGTGGCCCGTGTAAACGGGGGCGGTACCTACACGGCCACCGCGGCTACCCGACTCGCGGGAACGTCCCGCGACGTATCCCTGATCGGCTGCTTCCGGTGGTACGACGCTGATGGAGCCTTCATCCAACAGAGCCCCAACACAGCTCCGTTGGCACTGAAGAGCGTCCCGGGGAATCTCGCGCTGAATCCCAGTCTTGAGGTCGGCCTAGGTGACACGCAGCTCTACGGCTCGGCGGCGAACCTGACCCGGGCCCGCATCACGTCCGACTCGTACGCGGGCACGGCGTGCGTCGAGCACACGCACATAACCGAGGGCGGATCGGCCGGCACGACCTGGACGATCGAGCCTGCGACGGCAGGGCAGAAGGTCTCCTTCGGCGTGTGGGTGAAGATCCCGGCATCGGGCATCACGGCCGGTCAGCTTGCGTGGCGAAGCGGCACGACGACCCTGAAGGTCAACCCGATCAGCCCGCTTCCCGCGCCGGACACCTGGACCCGCATCACCGGGACCTACACGGCCACGGCAGGGCAGACGATCGACCGAGTGGGAGTGTCGTTCGTTGGGGCCAACGGCACGACGTGGCGGGCGGACGCCTGTCGCGCGACCCTCGGCGACACCGTGCCCGACTACAAGGACGGCTCTTCGAGCGGTTGGCGCTGGACCGGCCCGGCGCACGCCTCACCCTCAGCGCTCATCTCCAGCGACGCCCTTCCTGGCACCTGGACGGCCCTTCCGACGCTCACGGCGACAGCCCCGGCAAACGCGGTGTGGGCGGGCCTTTCGGTTGGCTCGCAGGGCGGGGATTACGGGGCTTCCTTCTACCTGGATGAGGTCCAGATTGAAGCGGGAAGCACTCTCTCGGAGTGGAGCCCGGGCGGCAGCATCTTCCACGGGTACATCGAGCGTTGGCCGGTCACCTCGGAAGGGCTTACGGCGACGGTCGACGTCTCGGCCGTCGATGGCTTCTCTGTTCTCTCGAACACTGAGATTCGGGCTGCATTGCAGTCTCAGGTACTCACCACGAACCCTCTCGGCTACTGGACGCTTGGCGATCCCGTAGGGGCGGCCCGGCTGGAGAACCTGGCGAACGACTTGCAGCCGGCCAAACTCGTACCGTCGAAGTACGGCGCCGGTACTCCACTCCTCGGGGCCGAGTCGGTCGTCCGGAAGGACGCGACGACGTGCTACAGCCTCGCCAATGTGGCCAGCGACAAGGGGACCGTCGTTGATATCTGCGACAACGGCGGGCGGATCTATCCGCTCGACACACAACTGTCCGTCGCCTTCTGGTGCCATCCGGTCTACCCGTCCTCGGGCCTCACGTCGACCATGTTCCGTTCATGGGGGGACAACGGAACCGACGGCCTAAAAGTGCAGCTCAACTCATCCGGCAAAGTCGTGGCGAGCATGCGCTTCGGTGAAGGCATCTCATCCGCGACTTCGAACGCTGCACTGTCGTCCTCGGGCCCCTCATTCGTCGTCGTCACGGTGAAGGACGGGTATACATCCATCTGGATTAACGGGTCTCTGGATATTAAGAGCGACCTCGGATCCGTGATGGATCCCAGCGTGCGAGACATGCGCTGGGCGTCTCTGGCGGGCGCCCAGGCTGGCAGCATCTACGCCGAGTATGCGAACGGCCGATACGGCCATCTGGGGCTCTGGGATAGGCAGTTGACCTCTAGCGAGATCGCCGGTTTCTGGAGGCTCGGCGACTACGGCGGAGCGGTCTTCTCCGAGGACGAGAAGGCGCGTATCGACCGCATCGCCACCATGGCGGCCTATCAGGGCGAGACTGCATTCGACGCGGCCAAGAGCGCTCTTCAGGGCCCTGATTGGTCGACGGGCGCGAGCGCGCTCGAAGAACTCCAGCGAGCCGCGGAAGATGCCTCCGGGTACATCTTCATGGATGGGGACGGCCGGCTGACCTATCACAATCGCGACAGGCGCCAGGGCGCCGCGGTTCGATACGTGCTGAGCGACAGTCTCGGCCTGCCGTATGAGCCTGGCCTTCAGTTCGAGATGGACGAAGACCGAATCATCAATGAGGTCACGTACAAGCGGGTCAACGGGGCCGAGGGCGTGTTGAAGGACTTGGCATCCATCGACGCGTACGGCCGCAAGTCCAAGTCCATCGAGCTGCGGGTGACGTCCGACAGCGAAGCACAGGATGCGGCGTACACGCTGCTCGGGCGCTACGCGGCCCCGGTGGTGCTGTGCGACTCGGTGACGCTGCGGGCGACGACCGCCCCGGACCTGTTCCTGATGGTCCTGGGCGTCGAGATCGGCGACCGCATCACCCTGGGCGACCTCCCGTCGCAGGCCCCGGAAACAGCCCTTGATTACTACGTCGAGGCCATCGCCACCGATGTTTCGGTGGACGGGGCAACGCTGGATTGGGTCACCACGCTTTCCCTTTCTCCCGCTGGAAACTCCGATGTGTGGGTGTTGGAAGACGCCACGCTCGGGCGGCTCGACCGCACGGCGGTCCTGGCCTACTAGTTCACGACGCCATCGAAGGGCGCCCTACGGGGCGCCCTTTTGGTGTGCCCAACCTTGGAGACAGCCGGCATGGCCATCGTCCCCGTAACTCAGAGCTTTCTCGCGGGCGAGAAGGTCACGGCTTCTAAGCTGACGGCCGCGACGAAGACCCCGCTCGACTTCCTCATGAACCCGCCGCGTTGCGGCGTTTACACGGCCACTGGCATTCCCTGTCCTAGCGGCACTTCGACGCTGATCACTTTCGATTCCGAAAGCTGGGACACCGACACGATGCACTCGAATGCTTCCGACATCAGCCGAGTGACCATCAACACGACCGGCCAGTATCTCGTCACGTTCTATGGGCGCTTCCCTTCGAACGCCACCGGGTACCGGCAGCTCAACTTCCGAAAGAACTCGAACGGGAACGCAGCGGGCGGCAGCACCATGAGCACGATTCATCTCGCCGCCGTTAACGGCGCCCAGACGTTCGTCACCCGGACCTTCGAGCTGAACTGTTTGGCCGGTGAATATTTCGAACTCTTCGCCTTGCAGAACAGTGGCGCGTCTCTGACGCTCGACTCCGGCCAGCGGGTAACCGGCATGGAATTCCGCTGGCTCGGCAACTGATCAATTAAGGAACCCCGTGGACTATCTCGGCATCGCCGGATGGGCCTTCGGTGCTCTTGCCGCACTCGGCGCACTCGGCGCCGCCTATGTGCGAGTCCGCTCCTCGGTCGACAACGCAACGGCCGAGATTTGGAAGGGCGAAGCCGAAGCGCAGAAGGCCCGAGCCGATCGGCTCGAAGCACAGCTTGAAGAACTCAGCGGCCGTGTCGCACGCCTCGAAGCCGAGAACCGGCACCTTTCGGAGCTTGTCACTGGACAGGCCGCAATCGCAGACCTGAAGGCCATCGTGACGGCCCATCATCAAGAACTTATCTCGCTCATTCGAAACGAAGGAAACTAAGCATGGAGTTTGTTCAGGCGAAGTGGTACGGCCCCGGCCGCACCGTCCCGATCCGCGTAGTCGTCATTCACGACATGGAGGCCCCCGAGGGCCCGAATACCGCCGAGAACGTGGCCCACTGGTTCGCTACCATGTCCGCCAGTTCGAAGGCTTCGGCGCATGTATGCGTCGACAGCAACAGTGCGGTGCGGTGCGTCGCCGACGGCGACCGTGCTTGGCACGCGCCTGGTGCCAACTCCGACGGCCTCGGTATCGAGCTGGCCGGGTACGCGCGGCAGACCCGCGAAGAGTGGCTTGACCAGTACTCGAAGGGCGTCCTCGAACAGGCCGCCCAGGTGGTGGCCGGCTGGTGCCAGAAGCACAGCATTCCGGCGGTCAAGCTCACTGCGGCTGAGCTGAAGGCGGGCAAGAAGGGCATCGTCGGGCACCGGGACGTGTCCGCCGCGTACGGCCAGACCAACCACACCGACCCCGGCCCCAACTTCCCCTGGGACTACTTCCTGTCGCGTGTAAACGCGCTCATGGGCAAGCCGGCCCCGTCGCAGCCGAGCGGCCGTCCTGCCTTCCCGGCGGGCCTGAAGCCGAACAGCTCGACCCCCTCGGCGAAGCCCCTTCAGCGCGCGCTGAAGGCCGCGGGCTTCATGAACAAGTCCGTTCCCGAGTCGGACAACTACGGCCCGAAGACTCAGGAGTCCGTCGGCCTGTTCCACCGCAAGTACCCGGCCTTCGCCGCCCAGGGCTCTACCTGGGATGTGGCTATCGGCCCGAAGGGCTGGAACCACCTCTTCACCCTCGGAAAGTAAGGAACCCCATGAGCTACTTCAAGTCCTTCAAGTCCCAGCCGGCCCGCGTGTACGCCCTGGCCGTCGCCGTCGTCGCCCTCATGGCGGCCTACGGCATCCACGTACCTCAGCCCCAGGTCCTGGCCGTGGTCGCGGCCGTCCTCGGCATCGTCGGCGGTGAGGTCGTTCAGCGCGTCGAGGACGACAAGACCCGTGACGCCCTGCTCACCCCGTCGCCGCATCACGGCGGCCTCGCCGACAACTGAGGTTGCAACACGAACCCCCCGCACCCGATGGGTGCGGGGGGTCTTTGTCGTGCCGCAGGCCGTTTACACGTCTCCGCGGTCGAGCGTTCCGGGCGGCGCGTCAGGCTAGCCCTTGACTTCACTGAGGAAGGCGGTCCATGCCTCGGGGGAGGCCGTCAGCCGGCCCTTCGCGTGGTCCTTGGTGTCCCGGATCATCACGACGCCGGGAAGGTTCTCGGCAACCTCAACACAGTTGTCGTTCTGCCCGCTGAAGGTGCTCTTGTGCCAGTTCGGCTCAGTCATTGTGTGTACTTCCTCAGTGCTTCCCGGATCAACTCTTCTGACTGGCTGGGCGCCAGAGCCTCAGCTTGGAGCTGATCATAGATCCTCTGGTAGCGCTCCGCGTCTTCGTTGTCCTGCATGTACCTACCTACATCGAAGCCTTCGGTGTAGGCAGACAGCTCACCCGTTCGCGAGGTCAAGAGGCTGATTGATCCGCCGACCGTAGGCGCCCCGATCGGGAGGATCCGTACGTGAATGTTCGGGAGCCGTATGGCTTTGAGCAGACTTTCCAACTGTTCGCGCATGACCTCCCGCGAACCGATCACCTTCGTCAGGGCCCCGTGGTCAAGTACTACCCAAAGCCAAGGTGCGTCAGACGCCTCCAGGACCTCTTGTCGCTCGCATCGACGCTCCGCCGCTACTTCGATGTCCGACGCAAGGGCCTCCGGGTCGCCCAATCGCATGAGGGCCGCGGCGTACGCCTTCGTCTGGAGCAAGCCCGGTACGAGAAGTGAGAACTCTCGTATCGTCTTGGCCTTCTTCTGCTTGGCCAGGAACGGCCTCGCGTAGTCCCGGAAGGACTCGTTCCGGAGGAGCGGGTACAGCTCCGTCAGCTCATCCCCCGCTTCGAGGACGTCCGTAAGCCGGTTGACCATCTCCTTGTTGGGGGGATCGATTCCTAGCTCCATCTGATCAACCCGACCCTGAGACACCCACAGGGCTTTGGCCAACTCCCCGGGCTTCATGTTCCTGATGTCCCGTAACTTCCGGATTTTGAAGCCCATCAACCCGGGCGCCGTGGACAGGTCAAGTTCCTTGCGTGGCCTTCCCACCTACCACCTCTCGGGGGTTTCCTAGCTTTGGGAGGGTTCAGAATGAACCCCCTGGTCAGGGTAGCTAGTTGCCGCCAAGGTTGTGCCCCAGAAGGACAAACGACGTTCGGCGGAGGTTCTGACTGTGGACAGCATGCGGCTCGGTGACATCGTCGTGGACGGGGTGCGCAGTCAGGTGGGCCGCATCTTCGATATCCCCGATCCGGAGACGCTTACGCTCGTCCGCCCTCCCGGCAACCAGCAGTGGACGGCCAGGCGCGCGGACTGCTGGTACGCCTCCACGGAAGAGGCGAAGACCATCACCGGCGAAGTCGTCGAGCGCGTCATCACCGGCCAGGAGCGACCGGCCCTGCCGCGTAGGCGGGGGTGAGCGCAGTGGAGTTCAGAACCGGTCAGCGGGTCTTCGACAAGGGCCGCGCGCAACGTGGTGAGGTTGTCTGGGTGTACCCGACCGGGGGACTTCTCAAGTTGTGCGATGGTGACGGCTTCGAGTGGCTGGCCGCGCGCGAGCAGTGCAGCCCCGCCGGCCGGGCCCGGGCCCCGATCACGATGGCCTCTCCGGAACCGTTCCGCATCCCGCCGGGGACGATCCCCTACGACAACTGCCACCCTTCCGAAATCCGCATTGGCGACTACGCCATGTTCCACGGCCGCGCGCAGATGGTCAGGGACCTGCGTGGTCGGGGCTTCGGTGGTGACAAGACCTTGATCTTCGACAACGGCCGGGCCAGGCTTGCCCAACCACAGGAGCGGGTCTTTCGACCGCGAACCCCTTAGACCCCCTCACCCCGGCACAGACGCAGCCGCCCCCGTCCGGAGCTGCCCGGCTGCGTCTGTGGGAAGGACCGCCCCGCCGGGGTGAGGGCATATCCCGCAAAGGAGCGGACGTGCCCGACCGCGAACGCCCGTGGCTCTCACACGTCATCGTCGGGATCTCGGCCGCGGCCCTCGGCCTGCATCTTGCGGCCATCTGGGCTCACCAGAGCCGGTAAGACTCCCCTGTTTAAACAGGGTCAGCCCCGGGTGCTTCCCCTTCACCCTGTCGCGACCCGAACCCCAAGAACACCGTCCTTGCCGTGAATCGATTCGGTTCCCCCACGTCCCGGAAGCGCACGGCAGGGACGGGCACACGCCCGAACGGTCTCCATCCCGTTCGGGCACGGCCCGGCCGGTTGAAGGTCTGCACGCCCCCTCCCGGCCGGGCACCTGAGACCCCCGCCTCTCACGGGGCGGGTAGCACTGAACATCACCGTGACATCGGAATCTAGGAGGCTCACATGGCTTGGGGTACTGGCAAGGGCGGATCCTCCGGCGGAGGATCCGGCAGCAACGACGGCGGCGAGGGGAAGCACTCCGGGGGCAAGGACCCTGGCACCTCCAAGCCCTCCCCGGACACGCAGAACCCGCCGAGCGGTGGGAAGCACAAGAAGTGACCACGAACCATCTGAGTCCGGAGCAGGCCGCCACGCGCGGCCTGCTCCAGGCCGTTTCCGAGGACCTTGGCCGCGACGTGGCCCCCGAGTGGCAGCAGGCGGCCCTGGCCGTCCCGCGCCACCACTTCCTACCCGATCGCATCTGGACAGAGCAGGACGGCCGCTATCGGCCCGTGGAGCGTCTGGAGGACGCGGCCAGCTGGTTCAGCGCCGCGTACGCGCTCGCCCCTGTGGTGACGCAGGTCAACGACGGCGCCGAGCCGGACGGACCGGATGACGCCTGGCCCTCTTCCTCCGCCTCCCACCCCTCGGTGGTGTTCCGCATGCTCGAAGCCGCCGATATCGCACCCGGCGCGAACGTGCTGCACATCGGCACCGGCACCGGATGGGACACCGGCATGATCAGCCATCACATCGGCGACGCCATGGTGATCACGGTCGAGGTGGATGCGGCCCTGGCCGACCGCGCACAGGATTCGCTGAGGAGTCTCGGGCACCAACCCACCGTGGTACGCGGTGACGGCCGGCTGGGATGCGTACAGTTCGCGCCGTATGACCGCGTGCTGGCCACCTGCTCCGTACGGCGCGTGCCGCCGCACTGGATTGCGCAGACCCGACCCGGCGGCGTGATCCTCACCCCCTGGGACAACCCTTGGATCTGCTGGGGTCTGCTGCGCCTGGTGGTCGGCGACGACGGGAAGACGGCGACGGGCCGGTACAGCCCACACAGCGCATTCATGCTGATGCGCACGCAGCGGCAAGACCTCTTGATCCATCGCGACGTGGTGAAGGACGACCACCGGCCGGAGGAGTCGGTGACGACCCTTCCGCGGCGGGCGGTGGTCTCTGGTGACGCCGCGTTCGCCATCGGGCACCGGTTGGGGGATGTCTGGCACACCTGGCAGGACGAACCTGTGGAAGGTGTCGCCGACCGGCTGTGGATCGCGACCACGGACGGCACGTCGTGGGCGGCCGTGGACCACGACGGCGGGGAGGGAGACTACTTCACCGTCTATCAGCACGGCCCCCGTCGGCTGTGGAACGAAGTGGAGGGCGCTCACCAGTGGTGGGTCGAGAAGGGGTGTCCGGGCCCCGAACGGTTCGGCCTCACGGTCGGCCCCGAAGGGCACCGCGCTTGGCTTGACGACCCTGCCGACTCCTGGCCCCTGCGCTAGGCTCACGTTCCCATGGGAGAGGAGCGCAGCCGTGGACGGTCAAGACGAGCCGCTGGAACTGTGGGCGGCGTGCCGGGACGCGCTCCGGCGGCCCGTGGGCGAACTCAAGGCGGCCTTGCTGGATGACGGCACCGAATCACCCGCGCACGTACGCCCTTCCGAGCCTCGGTTGATTCTCCGGTGGGACGGCACTCAGTGGGTACCCGAGACGATTGCCCCGGACTACCCCACAGCCCAGCGCATCGTTCACGGCATCCGGGGTGACGGCATTCAGCGATAGACACCGCGGATTAGCTGCCGAATGGCAGGGATGGCGGAAAGGGGCGCCCTACAGGGCGCCCCTTTTTGTTCCTGCGGCTAGCTGGCCTCCTGGCCTCGGTCATCCGCCCAACTCTCTGGCCTGCTCCCACTCGGCCACGGCCCATGCATCCACTCGCACCACCGTCACGCCGTGGCCGCCGGCCTCGAAGTAGGCGGTCCGGACCAGTCGACCCGCGCATGCCGCTACGTCCCACAGGGTCGGGACGCGCACAGTCATGGTCCACTCGCTCACGTCCGGCCAGAGCTGCGCCGTGGCGCCGTACTCCACCAGCGCGCCAGTCACCTTGTCGAGCGCTTCGCCCGTCACGGCCAGGTCGAGACCTTCATGGCGGACCCGCACGACGGCCTGATATTCCTGCATCGTTTAAACCTTCTCTCTTGCTGACACGGTGAAGGGGCCGGTCTCCCGGCCCCCCCTTCGGAGGCTACAGAGCCCCGAACCTCTTCGCTACAGCCTCATTGTTCCTCTGCCCCCGTCCCCCGCTATTCCGGCTAATCCACTCAGCGGGCTTCTGTGGGTCCTTCGGCCAGCAGAGCCAACCGTGATTCCGACGCTCGACCGTGAAGCCCTGAGCTTCGATGGCCTTAGCCAATCCTTCTGGGGTCCGCCTCACCTTTGCCACAGTGCCACTCTTCCTCTGTTCTCTCGCTGACAAGGGAGACGTTACTAGTATTTGGAATCTCTGTCTAGCCGCTCCGGTGGCTGGCGGTTGCTGTCTTTCGTCTTTGCGTTACCCCATGCCTCGGGTGCCCTGAGCGGGCGGGAGCGGGCTGGACCCCCCCTTGAAGCAAGCAATAGGCCCCCCATTTCCGGAGGTTGCTCACTTCAAGAGGGGACCTGTGGAGTCGACTGCGTACCTCGGTACGCCCGTCGGGGCTCTCGCTTTCAGGACCGGCATTGCGGGAATTAGCCGCGCCGTGGGACCGGGATGTGTAGGAGGTCAGAGCGTCGCTTACTCGCCCCCTCTGCGGGGGCGCCGGTCCGGGTCCACCTTCACCCGGCATGCCTGCCTACTCGGTAAGCCTCTCGTTCTCTACCGCCCGGGGCTAACGGGGTCGGACTTTTGGTGAAGCGGAGCCGTTCTCCTACCGCTGACTCCCTGGACTCCCCGTGTCGTCACCACGGGGCCGCAGGGCGGTTTCCTGGGGCCGCTCTCCCTTGGCATGTCGTCTCCCCCCGGTGCCACCCGCGAGGCCGTCTAGCTGCGACTCCCGGCCGTGGCCGAGGACCGCGACGTTACTAGTATTGAAACTAGATTCGCAACCTAGACTTGGAGTGATCAAGACCACCCGTTTACACGCACGCTCAATGCCAGCTTCAGGGCATGCCGATGACGCCGCCCGAGCGGGGCGTGAGGGTGGCATGCGGCCACGTCGGTGGCGGGTTCGCTGGAGTGCCGCACGCGGGCGGCGGGGCGGCCCTAGCCTGTCGCCATGGAGCGCGAATACACGATCAAGGACACCCCGTTCACGCACTGGCTGTTAGAGCGCGCCCGCGCGGCCGGCTGGGACGTGGACGGCGACGAAGAGGGCCGCAGGACCCTTCGGCTCACGGCAGCGCTGATCCGTACGAGCGGCATCGCCGTGGTCAACACCGCCAAGTTGGCCGAGGCTCTGAACGTGTCCGTCAAGGACATCGAGGCGGCCGTACATGGCGAGCTGTCGACGAACGAGCAGATGGCCCGCATCCTGGATTCCGAGGAGGTGGGCGAGCTGGACGCCGAGCTTGACGAGATCGCGTGGCCGAGTGGCCAGAAAGGCGACTGACGGCGAGCACCCCAGCGGCTACCGTTGAGACTGCATGGATCGGGATAAGCCTTCGGGCTTAGGAACGGCCCCATGGCTGGACGCGTACGGCCGGGGCTCTCCTTTCACATGACCGACCATGCGAAGGCCCCGCTCGGCGCGTGCCGAGCGGGGCCTTCTGCTGCGCCTAGAAGGGGTGTCAGAGCAACGAAAAACCCCCGCCGAAGCGGGGGTTTGTGGTTCGGGTGACTAGGCGGCCAGAGCGTCCGCGTACGCCTTCTTGATGTCGGCAGGGACACGGCCTCGGTCATTCACGTCGTAGCCGTTCTCCTTCGCCCAAGCCCTGATGGAGGCCGTATCGTCGGTGGGCTTGTCCGAGCCCGTGCGGCGGGCCGCAGTGCGCCCTACAGAGGTCTTCCGGCCCGCGCCGACGAACGGGGCCAGGTCCTCGCGCAGCTTCGCGGCGTTGGCCTCGCTCAGGTCGATCTCGTACGTCTTCCCGTCGAGCCCGAAGAGGACGGTCTGAGTCGCCTCGGATCCGTCGAGGTCGTCAATCAGCGTTACTTCAACCTTCTGCGCCATGATGTTTTCCGCCTTCGGGAATAGGTCGATTACGTCGGACTTCTTATCAGCGTGGCAGTTACAGCCACAAGCGATTCTGCTCGGCGTGAGGACGGGGCACACGCCATGGTGCCCCGTCATGCACCAACCCAGCCTCACGGGGCCACCAGTTCCCCGCCATGCGCCTTCGCATAAGCCCTCAGGACCTCTTCGGGTATGCGCCCGGTCAACTTCACGTCGTAGCCGTTCTGACGGCCCCAGGCGCGCACTATGGCGCTGGAATCCGTAGGGACCGTAAGGGCGGGAGCCCTGTCGACCGAGGCCGCGAAGATGGGGGCCTGGACCGCCGGAGGCTCCCAGGCCGGCCAGGGGTCCGACGGAAGGGGTTCCTCTTCGTCGTCGACCAGCTCGACCGCCACGGGTACGCGCCTCTTCAGCATGTGCGTGAACAGATGGACGGCCAGGGGAACCGCGATGCTGGGCACTCCGCGGGTAACCGGCCCCGGAACAGTTTCGGGTAGGGCGTTGCTCCACAGGCTGTAGGCGAAGAACAGGCTCGCCAGGGTCCACGGGTAGGCCGTGGCCTTCCATCCGAAGTCCCTCAGCCGGTAGGCGACCCATACGGCCACCGTGACGAACCCTTCCACTATGAGCGGGTAAATGGGGCTCAGAGAGTGGTTCCCGTCGCTTCCCAGGTAGACGTTCCGCAGGGCTTCATAGGAGAGGGTAAAGGCCCCCGCCGCTATGCCTGCAACGACGCTGGCGGCGACCTTATCGGTTCTGTGCATGGTTCCCCTTCCGGCCCGAGGGCCGTTTCTCGCTGACATTGGGAACCTAGCACTGGGCAACGAACAATTTCAAGTCACAGCTTGAGATTGGGCATGAAGAAGGGCGCCCTACCCGGGGCGCCCTTCCCTTCTAGCTCTCGACCTTCACCCACTTGAAGCGGTGCGCATCCGTCGGGTCCTGATTGCAGGCTGCATGCCACGCGCAGACGAGCCGCGCCGGGCATTCTTCGACCAGTTCAAAGGGCCCTCGATCGGCAGCCTTTCCGCACTTCTGGCATTCGATATCGGCGCCGCCGTCAAGGATGATGAACTTGTGAAGCACGGCTTCCCCTTCCGTCGGGCTGGAGCTTCCGGCCCGTTCTCGCTGACAAGAGAAAGCTAGCACGTTTAAACGTCGATTCCAAATGCTAGTTTCGGGTTAGCGAAAAAGCGGCCCCCGAAGGGGCCGCCCTGCCTACTGTCAGGCAATCTCCATGACCGTTCCCACCGGGCAGATAGGCAGGCCGACTTCCAACCACTTGGCCGTGGTGCGGACCACGTACCCGCCGCAGCCGCAATCCGACTTGCAGACCACCTTGATCATGCGGGTGCCTTGCTTCTTCGGGCCGGAAGGCGCGGCGGGAGCGTCGGGCTCCTCCGGGGCCTCGGGGCGCTTCGGCTCCTCCGGCCTGACCGGGCGGCCACGGGTGTAGAGCTTCGCGTGGGAGTAGGGGCCGATCTTGTCGGCCAGCTCCCGCAAGGTCTCGGCGAGTTCCGGGGTGGCGACGGTCGCGGTCATCTTGCCGGTGAGGCCGAGAAGCTTCGCATACTTCGCGAAGTCCCCCTTGTGGCCGCTCATGCAGTTGTCCGCCGCGTGCACCAGTTCATGAATGAGGACGTCGAGGACGCGGGCCGAGTCATCCATCTCCGGGGAGAGGAAGATGTGATTCACGCCGTCCTCGGAAAGCGAGGTCGGCCAGCACTGGCCGAGGATGATGGAGCTTTCCCGCTTCGCGCCGTAGCCGAATCCCACGGAGACGTGGATCTTCTCCGGGAGGGGGAAGCCGATCTCTTCGAACCGAGGGCGCAGGGCATCGATCGCCTGGTGAAGCCACTCTTCGCGGGTGATGGAGCGCTTGGGCGCTGCTTCCCTCACCTCGGGCTTCGGCGCGTCGTACGAGAGGCAGACCGCACAGGTCACCTCGGCGTCAGTCCCCCGGTACTTCGTTCCCCGGTTGGTCATGGCGCCCGTGCGGCAGAGCGGGAAGAAGGTGCCCGAGTCGCCGGTGTACTCCTGGCGCTTGTGAACCTTGCCGCCCATGACCGAGATGACGTTCATCTGTTCCTCTTCCCCTTGCTTCGGAGGCCGGCCGTTCCGGCCCCCGTCTCGCTGACAAGGGAGACGTTACTAGTATTTGGAGTGCAGCGCAACGTTTAAACGCTGCATGTTCAATCTTAGGTTCAGGACACGCAAAACGGCCCCCGCCGAAGCGGGGGCCGTCCGTTCCCGCCTTCACCGTGTCAGCGAGAGAAGGGGAAGGAACGGGTTCGAGACTATCAGCCGGCGCCTGGCGGGTTCCATCCCGGCATCATCCCGGAGAAGCAACCACACGCGCGGCACTCCGTCGATACCCTGTTACGCGAAGTGATCGGAGGAGACCCGTGTCCGAAGCCCTGAACCACGACTGGACGAGCGTCGACTACCGCACCGCGCGGTGCGGCGAGACGCGCCCAGAAGCCGACGTGCCCAAGCTGGTCACCCAGCACATGGAGGCGCACAAGAAGTCTGTCAACTGCCCCGACTGCATCGCCGACAAGGAGCGGCGCGATGCGCTTTACGGGGCGCAACACCGGGAATGGCTGGACGAGCCGATGAACCGCATGTTCCTGTCGTAGCCACGCGGCCCCTGCCACGGAGGGCTTTTGTGTCAGCCGCGCTCGCCTACAACGTAGGCAGCGGAATCGTCTCGCGTTCCGATGACGCGGACCACCGTGGTCCGCGCGTACTGCTCGGCCGCGTAACGGCCCTTCATGCCTCGGAGGCATCGCGCGATCTGCCGATCAAGGCACTCTTCGGTCTCGGCCTCAATCACCCGGGGAAACTTCGGGGAGAAGGCGTTCGGGTTGTCGACGATCGCTCGAATCACTTGCCCTCCCGAAGGCCGAGGGCGGCCGCCTGGGCGTCGCGTACGAGAGCGAGGGCCTGGGCGTCGGTAAATCCGGCGGCCGTCAGGGCGGCGAAGTAGGTGTGGAGCATTTCGGCGGCAGTGATCAGGTCCGCCGCGTGGGCGGCGGCCTTGCGGTACGGGCTCATGCGAGGAACCTCCGGGTCTCGATTCCCGCCGTCTCGGCGAGTTGGGCAGTCATGGACGCTCCGCGGCTCCCGCCACGGATGAAGGCGAGGCAGATATCAGGGTCGATGCCGACCATTTCGCTGTTACGGATGAAGGCCGCGCTCCGGCCCCATCGGTCCCATTGGGCGGGGAAGGGGAGCACGCGCATGCCCATGGTCGTTGCGTACCGGGCGGCCTGGGCGTCCGCCCCAGTCGGGCAGGCGCCGTGAATCAGCACGGCTTCGCGGTACACGGTTTTGGTCTCGTACAGGGCGTGAAAGATCGCTCGCTCGACGGTGGCGGCGTCTTCCCAGTCCCGGGATCCGGTTACGAGGATCTTCAAGGCAGGTTCACGTCCGGCTTCGCGAGACCGGGCGGGCCCGAGGTGGGCGAGCAGGCCGCATCCGGGGCACCCGCGACCAGGACGACGGACAGGAGAGCGGTGAGCAGGAGTACGGAAACGGTGTGCTTCAAAGGTGGCTCCTCAGGGCGTGGACGGCGGGGACCGGGCCGATTCACCGGCCCCCGTCCGCTTGCGTTCGTAGTATCTGGCGCCAAGGGTGGCGGTTTCAAATACTAGATTCAGGCCGAGGCGAGATCGGCGTTCACGGTCTGGCCGCGGTTGTTGGCGCCGTGCGCCTTCGCCTCGGCCTGGCGCTTCACCACGCCGTTGTTCAGGCTTCGGGCGATCTTGTCGATGGCGCGGGAAAGCCGCATGGTCTCGGCAGGAGAAAGGGCCTCTCCACGCTCGTACCGCTTCGCGATAACCGCAGCATCAAGGGGCGCGAGAGCACCGTAGGCGCGATCGAGGTCCCAAAGGGCAACGACGATGCCCCCGGCGGCGACGGAAACCCCGTCATCCCGCGTGGGCGCCTTCTCCCACAGCTCAGGCTGAAAGAACGCCCGCTCGAAAAGCTGGCGAATCTCCGAGGATGTGTAAACGTACTCTGCCGAGTGGTAGATGTACGCGTAGCGCTCTCGGCCGGCATAACTCACGCCGATCTTCCTGAAGTTGTTGCGAAGCTGGCCGTCTGGATAGTCGGCGGTCTCGTAGGTGCTGCGCTTCTCCCAGACGTGAAGAAGGATCTGCTGGCGGATGTCCTCGGCGTCGATGCCGGGATACTCGTCTGCGAGCTTGCGCGCGACAGCTTCGGCGATCTTCGTGCACTTCGTCCAGTCAATCATCTGCGAGTCTCCTAGGCAGCCTTGACGCCGTACGTTCGGCCTTCGACCAGGAAGGTGCCGTTCGGCTTTATGAAGATGGGGACAGGGGTTACGCGGCCCTTGTCGACGTAGAGGATTCCGAAGCCCTGATTCCAGTTGCCGGAACCTGCCTTCAGATATCCGGCAGACTTGAAGTCCATGAGATTTCCGACTTCAAAGCCCCAACGCTCCCGAGTGATACGGCCGTTTACGCTCATGTGTTCGTGCTGGATTCCCAACTTATGCGTGTGGCCGCACACGACCGAGTAACCCCACTTCCGGGCCAGGGCCAGGGCAGTACCGCCGGGAAGCCGGGAGCCCCCTCCTTCGTCGCCGTGGGCGAGAAGCCATCCGGGGGCGATCTCGTACGGCTCTTCGTGGTAGGTCACTCCGTGCTTCTCGAAGTCGAGGAGGGAAGGAACTTCGAGGGCCTTCAGGCCCATAAGGCCGGGGGCCCGGGTGCGCACGTAGGTAAGGGGGCGGTCCATGTGGTTGGAGCGGCTGACGTGAATGGGGCCGTCGTGAACGCCCCGCAGGCCGGCCAAGACGCGCTTCCCCGCGTCGCAGTGCGCCTGAAGATCGCCCTTGTATTCACCGGCCATGCCGCGCGTCCAGCGGGAAATCTGGGGGAAGTCGACTTCATCGCCCACACTGGCGACTTCATCCGGCCGGTACTGCCCGATGAAGTTGAGGACGTTCTTCACGGCCCGCTTGTCGTGGTAAGGAATCTGCATGTCCGACAGGACAACAATGCGCTTCAAGCGCCACTCCAAATACTAGTTACTTGCCGCGCTAAGAGCAGCTTCGAAGCGGGAAAGACGAATATCGATCATGGCTGCATAAACGGCCAGGTCTTGGGCTTCTTCCCGGGCGTAGCGAATCAACTCCGGCAGGGGAACCCTCTCGAACGTCTGGTCGTCGCCTTCGTCGTACTGCTCGGCCCCGATTCCGAGGATCCGGGAGCGGCATTCTCCGATGAAGTCTGTTACGTGATCTGCCAGATTTTCGGGGGTCATCGTTTGATCTCCAGTCGGTCTAGAAGTGCGGCTGCGCCGTTCCCGACGACGTATGAATTCACGTCATGCCCGGTCGGCATGGGCGATATCCGTGCGTTCTTGATCTGCTCGGCCACCTTGTCCGCGAACTCCATCCCCTGGCCTTTGTCGTCCTGGTCGGCGAGGATGTAGACGGCCTTGTAGCCCTTGAAGCACCGGGCGAAGTAGGGCTTCCATGCGCTCACTCCGGCGATGCCCACGGCCGGTATGCCGGCCTCGTTCGCCGTGACGGCGTCGAACTCGCCTTCACAGATGGCGATGTGGTCCGATGGGACGAGGAGGGCCTTCGGGTTGTAGATGCGCGGCGGGTCACCGGGAACGCTGCGGTACTTCGGCCCGTCGCCGTCGCCCAGGCGCCGGAACCGGACGGTTACGACTCCTGCGCGAGTCAGGTACGGAACGGCAAGCATTCCGCGGGCTACCTCATGCCCCGGCAAGGGGCTTTCGACGTATCCCAGCCTGAAAGATGCTGCGCTGTCCACGGACAGGCCGCGTTTCGTCAAATACTCCACGGCGACGGTACTGTTCTTTAGGGCCGCCTGATACCGCGCCGTAGCTTCCTCCAAGAAGCTTTTCAGCGCAGGCTCGGGTACAAGAGAAGTCACGGCATCCTTCCTGGTCTGCGATCACGTCGAAGCTGTCGCCCGAGATATCGCAGGCGAAGCACCGGAAGCGGTTCTCTTCGGTGCATACGGAAGCCGATGCATTTCGGTCTTCATGGAACGGGCACTTCATTTTTCGGAAGCGGCTTCCTTCCGGAACGTCGCTCGCTCCGTAGTGCTCCAGCACTTCCGTAATCGGGGGCTTTTCCATCCGCCCTCCCTTACGCCCCAAATACTAGTTTCGAGCGGGTGGCGGAATCAAAGGTGTACGTCGGAGAGGCGTATCAGAGCCCCCGGATCCTCTCCGTACTGCGCATAGACCTTGTAGGCGTGAAGCCTCACCACCTGGGCGTCGTCGTCGTACGCGCCACCCATACGCAAAGCGTCGAGAGTTGACCGGCACAGCTTGTCCAAGTCCGGGTACTTTCCGGGAAAGTTTGGGGCCGTACCCTTCAACAGGTGGGAGTTGCGGCCGGTCCGGTAGTGGCTCTTCGGCCTCGGGAGAAGGAACCACGCTGCTACCTGGACGTACGGCATGTAGGGGAATACCTGCTTGGCCGTCTCGGTGGCCACGGCTTCGCGCCACGGCTTGACCTTCTTCGAGGACTCGACCATTCGACCCCCTCCGACGTGCCGCTTGCTTCCCTGCGGGGCCGGGAGTCCGCTTACACGCATCTCGATCACCCGGTGAGCCTCATTCGCTCCATGTCGGCGTCGAGATAGAGAATCATCGCGCCGGACGCGTCAGCCTTTCCGGTTCTGTTCTTCACCACGGATACGCCCATCTGTCGAGTGGAGTCGTCGCCGATCCGATGAAGGGTGAGGATCATTTCCGGCACGCGGCCGATCTGGCCCTTGATCTGGGACAGAGGCACCAGAACATTTCCATCGTTGGAGTCCCCCTTTACATGGTGGAGGGCAACCACACACGCGCCGGTCGTACGGGCGAGTTCATGCAGATACTCACACACCTTCTCCAGGGCTACGTACGAGCTGCTGTCACCCTCGGCGTCCGGGACAACATTGCTGATGTTGTCCACGATGATGAGTTCGGGCCAAGCCCCATAGGTGGCCGCAAACGCCTTCAGCTCCGCTTCGAGGTCGTCAATCGTGAGCGACGCAGTGAAGTCCCACCGAAGGTGATCGAAGCCGTCAAGCTGGGCTTCGATCGTGCTCGTCTTTCCGTGCTCTAGGGCATTCTCGATATCCCTGGTGGACCAGCCGGATACGTTGGCGGCGCAGCGTACGAACATCGTTTGCGGGTCGGTGTCCGCAGAGAAGTAGAAGGCCGGCACGCGCGCATGAAGGGCAAGGGCCATACTCAGCGCGGATTTTCCGACCCCGGGAGCCGCGGAGATGATGGTGAACTGGCCCCGGCGGAAGTGAACTGTATTGCTGGCGAAGGTCTTGAAGATGGTGGGGAGGGGTTCGCCGGTCTTCCCTGCGTCCCCCTTGGCCCGAACGATCGTGTAAATGGGCGCTCCCTCGGAGAGTCAGGCGGAGGTCCAGACGGGAAGCGGTGCGCAGTTGCGATATCGGCTGGCGCGGAAGGCGCCGGTCGTGGTGATCAGGCCCCGCTTCGCAGCTCGGCGCATGACGGGGCCGAGGGCGCGCGGTTCGCGCGGCTTGATGAGTCCGGCGTCCCACAGGTCGTCGGTGGTGAACTGAGGCATACGGCCGGAGAGTTCGGCGATGAAGCCCAGGGCGTACGCCTTCCATTCGGCATCCGCGTTTGCGTCAACCTGGGCAATGGCGCTGTCTCGATTGGCCGTTGCGGCGGTGAGAGTGGGCATGGCTATGTCTCCCTCGGCGGGTTTAAACGGGATGGGGTGCGCGTTGATCGGCAGTCGCGCCCCTGCCGCTCCAAATACTAGCTTCGGAGCTAACGGATGAATTCGAGGCTGCACGCGTCCGGCGTCCCCTGCGGAGCGGGGCATGCCCACGCCTTCCAAGTGCCGGGCTTGTTCTTGTAGGGCTTCTCCAGGAAGCGCTTCATGCCGTGCGGGCACGTCGGCGCGTTGCCGTAGGGGGTCTGGCTGGCAGGCGGACCCGAGGGCGCCTGAGGGGCGGCCTGGGCGGCTCCCTGCGGGGCGTTGTCGTACTGGCCGGGGTGCGTCACCGGGCGGGCGCCAAGCTGGGCGCCAAGGATCTCTTCGGCCCGCAGCGCGGTCACGGCCTCGCCGATCAGCGCGGACACCCCAGATCGGCCGTATCCGTCGAGCACGTCGACAAGCTCGTTCAGGCTCTCGGCCTTCACCACGACCCACGAAGCGTCGTGGCCGCCGTGGGCCTTGATGGTCACGCTGATTTCAGGCATTCACAGTCTCCTCGTAGGGGTATTGGCGCGCGTCGACTCCGTTGAAGTCGCAGTACCGCCGGACCGTGCAGGTTCGGCACGCGTCGCCAGGATTGGGAAGGAACAGACCGAGGCGCACGGCGCGGTCCATGGAGCGGAACCAGCGTGTGACCTTGTCGCGGCTGTAGTCCTGAAGGTTCTTCGGTTCGGTGGGGGCGTTGTTCTTGGCCATGAAGTAGTCACCGAAGCCGGGCTTCACGCCGAAAAGGTCATCTAGGGCGTGATCGTAGATAGCAAGCTGGAAAGCCGTTTCAGGAAGTCGCGTTCCGGTTTTCAGGTCCCGCACCCGAAGGTGCCCATCCGGATACTCCACAACCTGATCGATGAACCCGCGGATCTCGATACCGCCGAGGTTGAGCGTGAACGGCAGCTCGACGGCCGGCATGCCGTCGGCCGGTTCCCAGATTCGTTCGGGAGCTTCAATGGCGTATTCGAAGTACGCTTCGACTTGATCACGCCCCCGCTTTCGGCGGTTCTTGATGTCCGTCTCGGGCTTCGTGGTGCCCCCAGTGAGCCATCGCGACGTATCGGGCTCGACCGCCAGGGCGGCGGCCATGTCGCGTTCCCAAGCCTCTTCGAACCACTCGGCCATCTGGTCCGGGCCGTGGGCGCGGTGTGCCCTCTCCCACTTCTCTACGGCTTCATGGTAGGCCGTGCCTTGGATGAACCAGGCCGCTTGATTCCCGGGCGCCCTGGCGACCTTCTCCAGCCTGTACGCCTCACCGCAGCGCACGAAGCTGCTGTACTGCGAGACTGACCGGTGGCTGACAGGTTCACTCAAACCAGTCTCCAAATATTAGGTTCAGGGTAAAGCGAAGGGGCAGCCGGTGAGCTGCCCCTTCGCTGTCTATGTGGTTGTCGCGGCTACCTGAGCGATACCCAGCAGGCCGAGGTGATCTCGTCCTTGTGGCCACACCCGAGGGTGTTGCTCGGCCATCCCTGTAGGGGGATCGAGTCATGAGGGACCATGTCCCGGGCTACCTCGAAGTCCCATTCCTCGGCGTTGTTGCGGCAGTACGCAAACTCGTAGCGGGTCCCGTTGGCGAACCGCAGCCTCGCCAGCGTGAGGACGTGTGGAATATCCCAGAGAAGATCAATTTCCTGAAGGTCCACCCCAGCGTTGTTGAGGTCGATCTCAGTTGCGCTATCTGTCAGCATGGGATTCCCGAGCCATTCCACTTCTTCGTGATCCGCCGCGCCCTCATTGGCTGTCAGGTCGGCATAAGTAACTGTAACCGGCAGCGAAAGATCCGCTTAACGAATGGTTGAAAGCTGCGCCACCTGTTACGGCTTCGTGATGATCGTAAGCAACCGTTCAGTAACTGGAGGTTGCTCCAATCACGCCTACGCGAGTCTCGCGGATCTAGGCGGCGAGTCCCGCCAATCGGCGGAGGCGATCAGCCAAAGTCTTTCGGGGAAGCCCGAGTTCGCGGGCCATGGCGGAGATCGACTTTCTCTCTTGCTGCATGGCCCGTATGCGGGCATTGATCATTTCCTCGAAAATGAGGACCTTCAGCCGCTTGGCCGTCATTCGATCATCGGGCGTTAGGCCGCCCCAAATGCCGAACTCCTCATCTTCACCCAACTCCGCACACTCGGCGCGAACGGGACAGAAGCCGCAGGCTTCCTTGGCCCGATTCGCGTTCGCAGCCGTTTCGGAGAACCAGTCTTCGGGACTTACCTCACAAGGAATTCTCAAGAGTCCGCCTCAGTTTGCCGGGGTATTTCTGACCGCTGGGTATGGTCACGTCCGGCTTTCCCGGCCCCTTCGTGCCCCCCTCGCTGACAGCTCCATACTCCCTCCGAGCCCCTGGCGGTGTCAAATACTAGGTTCAGGGAAACAGGAAGGCCGCCCCCTTGATCAAAAGGGCGGCCTTACGTGTAACTACTGTCCAGGACTAGGGGAGTCGAGAACTTTCGTCTCCGCCGGCTGCTTCTTCTCGTCTTCCGGGCTGAAGCGAATGACACTGTCCCCGTCCTCGGGACGCCGCTTCGAGTAGTAGAAGCCGCCCGTGCTCGGCGAAGCAGGGTTCGGGGGCATGGACCGGTCGTAGCAGACCACCACGTCGGCCTCCCTGACCTCTCCGAGCCACTTCGTGAGCATTCGAACCTTCACGTCGGGAATGGTCTCGTCCCCGGCTTCCCTGCGACTCAGAAGGCGCAGCATCATCGCGGGGCGCGCGTGAGCGTGCTCGCTCTTGACCGTCCACGGGATGAAGCGCTTGTGGTCCGGGCGCGTCTTGGTCTGGCCCGCCGCCGAGAGCTGCCAGTACACCGCGCCCTTGGTGACGCCGTACCTCTCGGCGATCTGCTCGTAGGTCATGCCTGCGTTGCGATGTCCCCGAAGGACGTCGCTGCTGGGGAGCTGGCGGGGGGCCGGCAT